CATAAACCCGTGCGGAGACTGCGATGTGCCCATTTCATACAGGAGGCACATCGAAATGCAAACCCACTTCACCAACGCAACATCTGGCCTGATCCCGGCCAAAACCGGTGCGCCACAGCGCATCGCCCTTGACGAAAACGAGCTGGCCATCCGCTGGGGGCTTTCCGTCAAGACCCTGCGCCGCTGGCGGCAGGAACAACTCGGCCCGGTCTTCTGCAAGCTCGGTGCCCGCGTCACCTACCTGATCTCCGAGGTCGAAGCCTTCGAGCGTCGCGTTTCGCGGCACTCGACCTTCACTCGTGCATACCAGTGAGGAGAGCGGCCATGAGCGATCTGACCATTTTTCCCGCCGACCTCGCTGCCATGAGCACCGTCCAGTTGGTGGCGCTGCCGATTACCGATTTCGTCGCTGCAGAGCGCAATGTCGACGAGGCCACTGCTTACCTCAAGCAGCTGCGTGCCAAGCTGGATGCCGCCAAGCTCCAGCGCTACGGCGAGCAGGCCCGTAGCGCGCTGCGGGATTCCGGCCGCGACTTCGGAACCGCCCACGTCAGCGACGGTGCGCTGCACGTGAAGTACGAGCTCCCCAAAAAGGTGACCTGGAGCCAGACCATCCTCAAGGAGATGGCCCAGCGTATTGCCGCCTCGGGCGACAAGGTCGAGGACTACATCGACATCAAGTTGTCGGTGTCCGAGTCCCGCTACACCAACTGGCCCACGGCGCTGCAGGAGCAGTTCGCCGCCGCGCGCACGGTCGAGGAAGGCAAGCCGACCATCACCCTGACGCTCGATGGGGGTGCCGCATGAAAAAGCTCCCCATTGTGTCCGCCGTCGAGCGGATGGCCGAGCGCAAGGGCGTGAAGCTGCTGATGTTGGGCAAATCCGGCATCGGTAAGACATCCCGGCTCAAAGACCTGGATCCCGTCACCACCCTGTTCCTTGATGGCGAGGCAGGTGACTTGGCGGTGGCCGACTGGCCGGGCGACACCATCCGGCTGACATCCTGGCCCGATAGCCGCGACCTTTTCGTATTTCTCGCGGGCCCGGACAAGTCCCTGCCGCCGGAGAGTGCGTTCTCACAGGCGCACTACGACCACGTCATCGAGAAGTTTGGCGACCCGGCGCAACTCGACCGCTACCAGACCTTCTTCCTCGACTCGATCACGCAGTTGTCCCGCCAGTGCTTCGCGTGGTGCAAGACGCAACCCGGCGCGGTTAGCGACCGTTCCGGCAAGTCCGACCTGCGCGCGGCCTATGGCCTGCTCGGCCAGGAAATGATCGGCGCGCTTACCCATCTGCAGCACGCCCGGGGCAAGAACGTGGTGTTCGTCGCCATCCTCGACGAGCGGCTAGATGACTACAACCGCAAGGTATTCGTTCCCCAGATCGAAGGCAGCAAAACCAGCCTGGAGCTGCCCGGCATCGTCGACGAGGTCGTGACGCTGGCCGAGATCAAGGCCGAGGACGGCAGTACCTACCGCGCCTTCGTCACCCACACCGTCAATCCCTACGGCTTCCCGGCCAAAGACCGCAGCGGTCGCCTCGACCTGCTGGAGCCGCCACATCTCGGCGCGCTGATCGCCAAGTGCGCAGGCGCATCCGCCGCGCCCGCCAGCGCCGCCACCCCCACACACATCGAATCTCAGGAGTAATAGCAATGACCGCATGGAATGACTTCAACGACGCCGACGCCCAGCAATCCGGCTTTGATCTGATCCCCAAGGGTACCGTTGTACCGGTGCGCATGACCCTCAAGCCGGGTGGCTATGACGACCCGTCGCAGGGCTGGGGCGGCGGCTACGCCACCGAGTCCTTCGATACTGGCTCGATCTACCTTGCCGCCGAGTTCGTGGTCACCGCTGGCGACCACGCCAAACGCAAGATGTGGTCGAACATTGGCCTGCACTCCAAGAAGGGCCCAACCTGGGGCCAGATGGGGCGCAGCTTCATTCGCGCTGCGCTCAACAGCGCCCGCAACGTCCACCCGCAGGACAACAGCCCGCAGGCAGCCGCCGCGCGCCGCATCCAAGGCTTCCACGAACTGGATGGCCTGGAGTTCCTTGCCCGCGTCGACATCGAGAAGGATGGCAAGGGCCAAGACCGTAACGTGGTCAAGGTCGCGGTCGAACCGGATCACCCCGACTACGCCAAGTTGATGGGCGTGCCGCCCAAGACGTCGGGCGGCGGCACCTCCGGCACTCCGGCGCAGGCGGCCCCCGCGTACCAAGCACCGGCTCCGCAGCGCGCACCCGTGACGGGCAAACCGTCGTGGGCGCAATAAGGGAGGTCGCCATGAACGCATCCATGCTCACTGCCAGCCACTACGGCGTCGTGCATTTCGGCGATCTCGACTGCGAGGCGGTCGTGCTCACCACCGGCGAGCGCGGCTACGTCCGCAAGGAACTGGCCAAGCTGCTCGGTTTTCACGAATCGCACAAGGGTGGCCGTTTCGTCCGTTTTCTGGCCGAAATCGCCCCTAACTCATTGTCACTGCTGGAGAAATCTTCCGGGCCGATTTTGCTGCCATCGGGACGCCAGACCCAGTTTTTCCCTGCAGGCATCATCGCGGACGTGGCCACCTCCGTGGTGGACGCAGCCATTGCAGGCACGCTGCACCGCGCACGCCAGGGCATCGTTCCCAACTGCATGAAGATCATGCGGGCGCTGGCC